TGCGTTATCGCCATTATAATCTCCTTATAATTTCAGCCATATCTTTATGACCTTGTTTTTCTAATAAACCTGCCACAGTAGCTCTATCACTTGATACAGCTTGTTTCATATATAATAGAATTAAATTAGTTATTGATTCTTTAAAAGCTTCAGCTTGTGCTTTCACCATAGGATCAGCATTATCGCTTATTGATACTAATCTTTCTACTACTCTTTCTGTCCAATATTCAGGACTAAGACCTTTATTATGAGTTGTTTTTACTCCTATATCACCTACACCAGATTTAACATCTACATTAAACATTATGTTCTTCTAACTCTATAAACTCCATCTCTGTACTGTTCTCTTGTATTTTCACCCTCTCCTAAAGTTTTTAATCTAGCTAAAGCTTGATCATATCTTTTTTCATAAACTTGCATTAAATCAGGATCACCTTTCATATAAGTATAACCCTCTAACAAAGATCCGTATAGTAAAGCATTCTCAGCATTAGTTGATAACCATGTTGTACCACTATCTGCACCTGCAGTTATAGAAGCTGGTTTATAAAAATAATGTAATTCTGCGGTAAAAGTAGCATTAGGTGTAGGACCTAATATAAAAGTAGTATTATCAAATAAAGCATAGTGTTTTGGCACTCCTGTAGTTGAAGCGTTTGGATATGCTTCTCTTATAAAATTTACATCTTTGTATAATAAAAATTCTTGACTACTTGAATTGGTTATAGATAAAGAAAAATTATCTAAAAAATCTGATGGAGTATTTAAATATTTATTACCAGAAGTTACAGAACCCTCTACATTTTTTCTAAATACAGGTAACTTTACACTTTTAAGTATTCTAACCTCTGCTTGTTCTATGATCTTAGGTAAATCTGCAACAAAAGTTGTTTCAGTATTCTCTAAATAATTTTGTATTAAACTTTTTAATTCTGAATAGGTCATTCTATTACCACCTTAACTACTCCTGTTTCTCCACGTAAAATTATACCTGTGCTTGAAACTGGCTCAAAACCAAAATAAACTGTAGAATCTTTTTCTCCAGAATCTGGTCTAGGGTTAAATAAAGCCATTGGATCTGATGTATTTAATCTTCCCACTTGAAACTGAGGATGATCAGGATCAAAACAATCTGAACAAACTCTTAAACCATTTCTTGTTTCATCTTCTACTTCATATTTAAGTTCTTTTAATTTAAATGTAAAACCACATCTATCACAAATTCCTAGTGCTTTAGAAGCTTTTGCATATGCCATAATTAATAAACAGTTCCACCTGGAACAAATTTTACTGCAGCTCTTTCTCTATCTGCGTCAGAAACTTCATCCCATAGTTCTAAATATCTACCTCTAATCATATTAACTTTATTTAAAGCTTCAGGCTCTTTACAAGCTATGTTATAAGCTAAAGCATATGTTAAACATGGTAAATATCTAGCTGGTACATCTGCATTGTTAGAAGCAACTGAACCAGCGTCTTCTATTCTTTTTATATAATCGTAAACTAAAGTATATGTTTGCGAATCATCTGGTGTTGCCCATAAAACTATATTTATACCACTAGTTCCTTTATCTGCAAAAAATTGTGTAGGCTTTGATCTTAAAAGTTTTTTTGCTTGATGATTGTATTCTGTTCTAGATATTCTTGTAAGTTGTTGATCAAACTGTTTATCAGTATCTCCGCTATCAGTTCTTATAAAAGCGTCTACTATTTCTAGTGCTGATGTTTCTGCTGCATAGCTACTAGTACCTGCTGTAAGAGTTTGTGTTGCTTGTTCTATCTTCCAAAGATTTAGACCTTTATTTTGCCACTCTAAAAATATTAAATTTAAAGCTCTTCTTGCTGTTCTGTAGTCATATCCTGATCTCATAGTAAGACCACATAACTCATATGCTTCTTCCATAATATCAGATAAATCTAAATTAAATGTTGTTGTACCACTTGTTGCCATTATTTACCTTCTTTTCTTCTAATAGCTTCTTTACCTTTTTTAGCTATTCTTGCTTGTTCATTTTTACCTGCTACTTTAGCTCTTTGTTCTAAAACAGTAAGTATTTGTATTTTACGTGCAAAAGGTTTTTTTATTCTTTTTACTTTTGCTACAGTTGCTCTAGCGTCTGCTGGTGTAGCATATTTAATACTAACTGTATCTTTTGGATTTTCATCAGTATATAGTCTTCTATCACTACCTTTTGGTTTTTTTCCTGTTCCTACTTTAGGATCTCTTCTTTTTCTTTTCACTTTTACCAGCTTTTTGTAGTGCTATAGCTACCGCTTGTTTTTGCGGTTTACCCTCTTTTCTAAGCTTTGATATATTATCGCTTATTACTTCTCTTGATCTTCCTTTTCTTAAAGGCATTTTTTTTCCTCTTAGCAGGTGCTTTACTGGTCATTATTCTAGTATTGGCTCTTGTAATTACCATTTTACTTTATGTGACCAGTATCTAGCACTTAATTTGCTCGGATTAGGATCTTGTGCATTATGTCTAGCATAGTAGGATTTCCTACGTGCTTTATCCTTTTTTGTTTTAGGATTTTTACCTGCACCTTTTACACCTTGTTGTCCAAAACGAATTGTCTTAACTTTATCGCCATCTTTTGCGACAACAATATGAGACTTAGTTGGATGATTAGGTGTTCTTTTAGGTTTGTTATAGCCTGAAACTCCTGCTTTAGCCAACCTAGAATCCTTTGAGGCTCTAGACATATTTTACTTAGTCTTGCCACCACCAAACATTTTTTTAACGTAATCTTGAAACATTATTGGTCCGCCATTATCTTTTCTAGCTTTTGACGCACCACCAGCTCTAAGGTTCTTTTTAGGCATTTTGCCGCCTCTAAGATTTACTTTTTTCTTTTTAGCTTTAGCTTTAGCGGCTTTACCACCTTTCATACCTGGAGCTTTTTTCTTTTTCATTTTATCTTTCATCATGCCTGCCATTTTGTCCTCCTTTCAGTAAGCATTTTTAAAACATTGTCAGGATAATTTTTATAATACCCTTTCTTCATTATACTATCAGACGCTTTTACTAATGTATCTAATCTTTGTAAATAAATTTGATAATAGTCTTCGTCTAATTCAGATTCAAAATTTTCTTGATCAGCAGAATAATCTATAACAGTATCAGGATGTGATCCCATAATATATAAATTTTTTTTAACTACTACATCTAATAAAATTTGTAATCTATCTTCAAATTCTTCACAAGTTATTTCTTCGTAGTCACTGCCACAATATATTATGACATCATAACTATCGTCAAAATCTTGTATATACTGTATTAAATCTTTCCAAAGACCTCCCTCCCCTGATACAACTTTTACTCTTTTCTTATTCCAAGAGTGTTCTGCAAAAGGGCAAGCAGGTAAATTATTAAATTTTTTATTTGGTTTTTCTAATACATCAGAACTCCATTGACGTATTTCTTTCATCAATAGAGTTTTATCTAACATTATTTTTTAACAGATTTCTTTTTAGGTTTGCTAGATTTCTTTTTTAGAGGAGCTTTACCTGAAACATAAGCTTCGTTTACATCTGGAGTAGATTCATCATCAGCTATAAAATGACCTTTATCATTTCTAGCTCTTTTACCTGAACCAGATAACTCTGCGTGTTTACGTTCTGCGTCTTCTAAATCAGGATCTGGACCAAATACTGGTCTAAGTATTCCATCATCATCTTGTTTTAAAACAAAATATTGTGCAGGAAAATCACCATTTTCAGAAATATAATACATAGTTTCTCCTTAGTCAGAGTACACTTTAATCATCTCTAAGACGATTGAATATGTATCTCCTGAACTGTGTCCTTTAGTAGTAAATAAAATGTCTCCATTCTTGCCACTTCCTGCATTATTAGGAAGACCACCAAAGTCTTTGAAGTCCATATGTCCATTACTACTTTCTGCTAATTCCATAAGTAAAACATTAGAAGAAGCATTAAGAAATAATTGAACAGACATACCAACGATAGCATGACTTACTCTAAGTACTCGTACTTCTGAACAAGCCACGCCCTCTGCATTAGGAGCTAATTCAGAAACATCTACTTTAGCTACCGCAGATTCGCCAGTGCCATCACTAACATTAGTAAACTTCATAACACAGTTTCTTTCACCATCTATGATAGTTTGTGAAGTTACTGTATCAGCCATTGTTTACTCCTATTAAGATTGGTCGGTAAATGCTGGAACATCTGCACCTTCTTGGCTACCCCAGATATACCAGTTTGTTGAATCTTTTGCCAATATATTAATCTCAAACACACCGAAGTCTGTAAGAGTTAATATAGAGTTTGAGTTTCCATCTGCGAACACAGATACGTTATCTGCATTTGAATCTAAATGAACAATACCGCCTAAAAAGAAGTTGGTATCTGAACCTGAATCAATGATAAGATTTTCTGTTTCTTCTGCTGCACCACCATAAATAATCTTGAAGTAAACTCCTGCTGATGGTGAAGGAAGCGATAATGTGCAGTTCTGACCTAGTGCAGGTACTACTGATACCCTACCACCATGTGTTGCTGCTGTTAGCGAAATAGCTGCTGAATCAGCTAGTGCTACAGGTGCTACTTGTAAACCTGAACCATCTAATACAAATGATTCTGTTACAGCTCCTGAGCTTGAATCTTTAGATATGACTTTAAAGCCATTTTCGGACCTTACTGGTCCATTAAAAGAAGTATTTGCCATGTTTCCTCCTTCGGAAAAAAATCTATCGTCTTGGCTTGTCTGCTAGGGCAGTCGATAGAAAAGTTAAAAAAATCCCTAGATATAGAAAAAGGGGAGCTTATGCTCCCCTAAAGTATTAACTTGATCCTGGTGAACCAAAGATACCAAGTGGATCAGATACTCCAAAGGAATATCTTTCTCTAGCTTTGTATCTAACATTACCAGTGTCAAAGTCTCCGTCCATGCTTGAAACCATAGGACTTCTGACAAAATGCTTCATGCCATCAGGCACATCAGTGATTAAAAAGAAAGCATTTGTATCAGTTAAATAATGATTAACTGAATAGCCTTCTGGAATCACACCATTGTTTCTAATTGCATTGATGTCATTGTCAGCAGAACTAGGTCTAAATTCACTCTCCAGTAGTCGAGTTGCAACAAACTGTAGGTCTGATGGAACGATTAACTTTCTTGGTCTTGCTGCGATTTTAAGACCTCTTTCATCAGTCCATTTACCGATTTGAATTACTGCGTCTTCTAAAGAAGTTTCATTTAAATCAGCACCTGTAACTGGTCTGTTTGAGTTCTTACCGCCATTAACCAATGGATGTCCGTCACCACCAGTAACTCCATCACCACTTGCTGTAAATAGGTTTACCCCATCTCCAGATTGGAAAGAATTACTGAATCCATTATTCAATGGAAACGCTGCTTTGACTTGCTTTGTGTAAGCCATAGCTCTTGCTAAAGCTTTTGTGTATCTAGCAGATAGTGAAACATAGAGATTATCCTCCATAGCTTCTTCTGTGATACTAAAGCCCATAGCAATAGTTTCATGTGAATAACGTGCTACAAAAGATTCTTGTGCGACATCATAAGATACTGCTGCACCTTCATCTTTTACTGGAGCAGCTCCAAATCCTGAAAGTTTTAGTTCCTCTTCAAATGATCTCTCAGAGTTTTCACTTACATAAATTTGTTCATGCTCGTTTTCGTAATTATTGTACTCTTCACCAAACAGTGCATTAAGTCCAGGAAGAAGTTGTTTTAGCTGATTTGCTCTTGAAATAGCTGCCATGTTATTCTCCTATTAACCTATACCTGTTGTGTTAAGTAGTTGATGTCCAACATTGAACATAACTAATACGTCAGTTTTACTATCACCAATAGCACTATCTGGACCATCAACAAAGTCGATAATCTTTAAAGGTAGTGTATTAGTTGTTGCTGCTGTACTACCATCAATGGCGTTTTTACTAACACCAAAAACTGTAGAACCAGCAGTTTGTACCACTGCTACATTCTTGCCCAAGTCATCTTGGTCAAGCGATTCATCTGATTGCATTTGCATTACTAAGAATGGATCAGACGCTACGTAAGCAATAATATCATCTGCTGCTGTTGAAGCAGGATATTGATTGTCTTGTCGAAATTCTCCTGATACTGGATCAGTGTAAGAAACTCCCAAGAAAACACCAATAGGTGTTAAAGAGGTTGTTCCTGTATCTTTTTGTATAGTTGTGTTTGGATTATCATCCGCCCACTTTACAAAGTCACCATAAAATATGGCTGTGCCATAATTATTTTTAATTTTATAGTGAGAAATCTTTGCATTATACGCACAAGATACTAATGATCCTACAGGTCTTGCACCATGAGGTGCTGCACTTGCTGCCATTTTATCTCCTTAAAATGATTAAAATTAATTGTTAATATAATAAGATTTAAGAATCTCTACCAAAAGTTGTTTTTGTTTTTCTCTCAAAAACTTGTTTTGTAGCCATTCTAGAATCTTGATCTTTAAAATATGCGTTATCAACAGATTCCATTTGATTAGCAGCCATATTCTTAAAGTATTGATCTCTAGTGTCTGCTTTCTCTTTTGGCATTTTGCATAATAACTGACCACCTATTTCTATATGTCCTTTTTCTGCCCATTCGGACTTATGATCCATCATCTGAATATGTAGTTCTGGATGATCTTCCGCTTTACATGGAATCCAGCCCTCTCTGAATTTTTTTGACACATTAGGATTATCAGTATTACCTAATAAACTAGTTCTAATATATCTAAAAACCCATCCAGCTTGTGGATTTGGACTTGGTAAATTAGATGGATTTTCCCAACTCTCTACTCGTTGAGTTACCTCTCGGCTTTCTGAACCCCTAGGGTTACGCACTTGATCAGATTCAACTGAATCTTTTTCGTTTAGTTTTTCTTCAAATTTATCATTCATATAACTAACCTTTTAATAGTTGTTTTGCGTATTGCTCAGGCGTAATACCAAGTTGTCGTGCTAATTTAACTTGCGTCTTAGTCAATACTACGTTGCGAGGGTTATTATTCCCGCTATCCCTCGTTGCAGGTGCGACAACATTTGCAGGTTGTCGTTTTTCTTCAGTTTGTACCACTTCATTCTCTTGTATGTTTTGCTGTGATACACCAAAAAAACTTGGAAACTCTTCTCTCATTCCTTTGTCTATTTCTGCATAGAATTTTTCTGAATCTCTAACTGGATCAATATTTTCTGATTTTAACTTTTTATCTAAATACAAAGAATAAGATGTCATTTGTTGATGATTTGGATCGTTACTCATAAACCAAGGATTTTTTTGTGCCCATGCGTTTAAAGCAGGATCAGGTTCTGGTAACTTTTGTTCAGTTTGTGCTTCTGGTATTTGCTGTTGAATAGCTTGTGCATATCCAGGTGCTTGCTGTTCAGCTAAAACTGCTTTAGAAAGCTCCTCTTGTGCTTTTGCCATTTCATCTGAGTTACCTTCATCATATGCTTTTTTATATTTTTCTTGTGCATTTAACTTAGCAAACTGAGCATTATTTAAAGCTTGTTGATTTAATACTTTACCACCTTCATCTACTATGGTTTGTAATCTTTTATTTTCATTTAATATAGTTTGTAATCTTTTAACTGCTTCAGTAGATTCTCTTTGTGCTGCTTCTTTAGCTCTACGTTCTTCATGAAACTCATATTTTATTTGATTTATTCTATCTGCAGCTCTTTTGCTATATTCAGATATTTCTTTATCTACTTCTTCGTTATCAACTTTTTGTTCTTTATTTTGTTTTTTTGCTGGTCGTCTATCTTCTTCAGGCGTATCATCTACAATTTCTACAGCAACGTCTTTACTTTCTTTAACTTCTTTATTTGCTATTTCAGTTTGTACACCAAAAAATTTATCTTCTTGTGTCTGTGGAACTACTTTTCCATCAGCGTCTTCTTCAAACGTAGTCTCTATTTTATTTTCAGCTTGATCACTCATGCTCTTACCACTCCTGTTGGATCTTCGACAACTGCTTCTACAGTATCATCATTAATTAAACGAAACTCTTTTCCATACATTTTCATGCGAGTTCCTGAGTAAGCTCTGAAAACAACCCAATCACCTTTTTTGCACCAAGGTCCACTAGGGAATCTATTTTTATCTTTGTAACAATCTGGACCTAATTTTAATACATATCCAGAAATATTACTGACCTCTTCATCTCTAATAGTTTGTGTAGCTTTTACAATACCACCCTCAGTTTTTTCATCTACTTCAGGCATAGCTACTAAAATTTTCCAGCCTTTAGGTTCAGGTAATTGACTTTTAATTTTAGAATCTACTTTAGGTTCTGCTACACTTTCAGGTTTTATATTTACAGCGTCACTCATAATATTTATTTTCTGGAGTGTTGCTCTAGCCAATCTAAAACTTCACGTTCTGCAATAGCTAATCCATTTATAACACCACACATAGATTTATACTCTGCATGATCTTTACAACTACCTGTTGATATATGATCTGCGTGTTCATTCATATGTTTACGTAGAGTTTTTTTAAGATACTCAGACAGTGATTGCTCTTTGATTGCAACTTGCACACTCTTCATTACTGAATATCTTTAACTATATCTTTTGCTATGTCAAGTCCTAACTTAAAATCTTGTTTAGATTGCTTTTTGCTTTCACGATCTTGTTCTTGCAAGGTGCTAGCAATATCATTACCAACTTTCATACCCTCTAAGATAGTTTCAGCTTTTAATCTATCTCTTTCTATTGCTGCTTCGATAGCTCTTAATTCTTGTTCAGCTGCTTGTTTTTGTGCAGCTAATGTAAATCTAGCTTGATCACCAATAGATTTTCTCTGTACTTCTGCTTCTTTTGCAGCAACTTCTCTTTCTCTCATTACAAGCATTGGATCTCTCTGTTGCTCTTCTATTCTTCTTTGATCCTCTCTAAGTTGAGCATTTACTCCAACTCTCTGAGCAGCTTCTGCAACAAGTTCTGATATTCGTTTTTCAATATCTACAGGGATAGGTTCGCCTAGTGGTGGTAATTCTATACCCATTTCTTTTTCTACTTCATTTCTAAACTTCATTGTTAAATGATCTATTACATAAGCTGAACCTGAAGCTAATATATTATTAGCTAAAGGCGACTGCTGCACTAAAGCGACTATCTCTGGGTTTTGTTGTGCAGCAACCACTGTTTGTATGTGTGCGTCATGATCTTGATGTTCAAAAGCTTTTACTGGTTTATTATTAATAATATTCTGAACTGCTGATACAGGATCTACTGGATCAATATCATCAGATTCAGGAACTATATTATCTACATCTTGAATGCCTAAAACTTCTAACATTTGTCTGTGTAATTCTTCCATATCATACATCTGCGGTGCAGATTGTGCTAATTGAAATGCTGCTTGATATTGCATTATTCTTTGTGCCATAGTAGCTGCATTTGGATCTGATACAGGTAAAACATCTACTCTATCGTCAAAGTCTTCAGACTTTATAAATTCTTCATCACTGACTTCATATGGATAACTTGGATTACCAAAGTCTTTAATTATGCCAACTAGAATATTAAACTCTTTTTTCATGGAAGCATGAAGTCTAGCTTGCACAGCACTCATAACTTTCATGTTTCTTTCAAGTAAAGCAAGAGTAGTTCCCACAGGAGCTTGATTATTCATATCTGATATTTTCATATCTGAAATGCTAGCAAAACGTCTGCCCTCTTCTACTATGTTTTGCAGTAACTGATAAAGTGTAGGAGATGGCTCTTTATATGGTAAAAAGGTTATATTGTCTTTTATAGCTCCACCTGGTACATCTACATCTCTAAACTCACCTGGCATAATAGGAGTATCATCTCCTTTAATACGTAAACCTCTAGCTTTTAAACCACCTGGTAAATTAGACAATGTTCCTGCGTCTACTAGCTGTCTTAGTAAACTAGTTGCTGATTTAGCTAAACCACCTATCATATGTATTAAACCAAAGCCATAAAAACCTAAACCTGGTAAATACTGATAATGTACAAAGTGTGATCTTTTCTTTTTTTGTTCATCATCTTTATAGTAGTTTCTTCTAATGCTTAAAATTTTACCGCTTGGATATTCAAGAGTTACTACATAAGGTAATTGTATTCCTGTAGCAATACCATTTTTCATATCTTCAAAACCAGGCAAATCTAAATTTACTTGCATTTCTAATATAGTGTGTCTTTGATCATATGATCCAGATTGCATTTCACCACTAAGTTCATCATACTTTTCTGTAATATCAGAATAACTACTTTGTGATTCAGATAATTCTATATCTCTATAAAAACCACTAACTTGCATTTTTCTTACATCATTAGCTGATTTACGCATAACATGAGTTGCTCTTTCACAAGTTTCTAAATCACTTGCTCCATAATTAACAACTACATCTTCTGATGGAACAAATATACCGCTAGGTCTATCTAAATTAGGATCATAGTAAATTTTTCTAAAAGCTGAACCTGCCAAAGGTAATGAAAATAATAACTTTTCTGTTTCTGTTCTATATTCAGACATCTCATGAGTTAATAAATAATTCATGTAGTCTTCTACTCTGCTAGCCTGTTTTGACTTTTCATCAGTTATCTTGCCAACTATTTTTGCTTTTACTGGACCTTGTGCTGGAAATATTTCTGATATTGCTTGTGACTGAAATCTAATTATTGCTTCAGATAACATAGGATGAAAAACACCACAAGCTCCGTTCCAAGGCTGTGTACGTTCTTCTATTTTTAATCCAAGTTGATCTAAACCTTTAGTATAGGTATCTTCCCACTCTTTTCTTGAATCTTTATCCATGCTATAAGCATTAATTAGATCAGAGCCTATTTTATCTAAATCATCATCAGATATAAAATTTACTAAATTACTATCAAAAGAACTTGGATCTTGTTCTTGTTGTGGATCAAAATCTATGATCATACCACCATCTTCAGTTTCTACAGCAACTGATTCTGGATTTTCTATTGTTATACTAATATCATCTATTTCAGGTTCTTGTTCTATAGTTCCATCAATAGGTGTTCTTGGTTCTATTGCCATTAAATATCCTAATAATAGTTTGCAGTTCTGTCGTGTTCTATTTCCTCATCTTCTTCATCTGAGTATAAAGGAACAAAACCTCCCTGTCTAAATCTTAACAAAGCTTGCGTGCTGCTATCAACTAAATCATCATGTTCAGCATTTGGAAAAGCAGCAAACTCTTCTACGACTTCTTCTGCCCATCTTGTCTGTGGACACCATACAATACCTGAAGAAAACAAATCAGCTACTGCATTAACTCTAGCAATCTTATCATTACCCCTACTAGGTGTATATTCTTGCACTGGTATTCCCATTTGTCTTAACTCAAATATTAATGGCATACCAGCAGCCTTAGCTTCTATAATAAAAGCGTCAGGTTTATAAAATCTGTATTTTTCCATAGCTTTCTTCTTTAACTCTGGAAACTCTAATCTCTCTTTATGTGCGTCTAATAAAATAACTTGTGGAGCTAATGTGCCACTATCTTCATCTTCACGATAAAAAACACCCCAAGTAGTACACGCAGAATAGTCAGCTCTTTGCGATTTTAAAAAAGCAGTATCCCAAGATTGAATAATAAACTCACATTTCGGAGGTTCGTTTTGATTCCATTCTCGCCACCACTCTCTCTTTATAATAGCTCCTTCCTCTGCAGTAGGATCTTGCTGATACTGAGCCATCCACTTAGCAGAAGGTAGTTCTGATCTTAGTGCTTCTAGTTCTTCTAATTTCCAGAACTCAGCCCATAAAGGATTACCTGAAGGTAGTATTGCAGGTAATTCTATAACTTCCCATTCATCTGCACCGCCACGTTTAACACTTGCGTCAATTAATTGACCTGTTAGATCCCTGTCGTGCCATCTTGTCATAACTACAACAATAGATCCTTTCGGCTGTAAACGTTGTCTAGGTCCAGATGTGTACCACTCGTAGGTTTTATTGAAAACATTTATATCTGAAGAAGCACCCTCTTGTTCTGAATGAGGATCATCTATAATAAGTAGATCAGCACCTTTACCAGTAACTGCACCACCAACACCAATAGCAAAATATTCGCCACCTTTGTTAGTATTCCATCTTCCAGCCGCCTTGCTATCTGCTTGCAAGCTTACATCAGGGAATATTTTCTTAAAATCTTGACTATTTACTAAGTTTCTTACTTTTCGACCAAAACCAACAGCTAATTCTGCAGTATGAGCCGTCTGAATAATCTTTTTATCTGGATTTTTACCCAAAAACCATGCAGGAAGTAGGTATGAAGCAAATTCTGACTTAGTATGTCGAGGAGGCATATTAATAATTAGCCTTTTTATCTCACCTTTAGCTACTTTTTCAAAAGCTTCCGACATAATTTCATGATGTTTACCATGAATAAAGGCAGCCCACATAAAATTAACAAAAGATAAGAAACTATCTTCACAATCTTCTCGTTTTTTTGCGTTTTCTAATTCATCTAAGAGGCTCAAAAGTTCTAATTTATCCTCATTAGACAAATTTTGTATGTTATTAAGTAAATTACTATTCATATATATATGTAGTACATAAGTAATTGGTAGAAACTGAATAAAAATGTATGTAGTTCATATGGTAGGTACATACTATAGGTAAATTCTAGGTATATCTAACTACAGATTATACAATAATGCACCTCTTCACATAAAAAAGCAATAAAAATAGAAAAAATTTTTTTGCGTCTAGGATTCCTTAACGTTTTTTTTGAAAAAAGGGGGTAGGGGGTATATGAAATCTACTATTTGAATGAGTAAATTACTATGTATATACTGTCGGCTGACTGCAAGCAGTACAAGGGGGTGTGGGTATCCTTAGTGGATCTAAAAAAATAGGGTGGTGTCACTTTTCTTCTTTATAAAAAAAACATTTTTAAAAGTGGCTAAAAATAAGGCTTCTATAAAACTGGATCTCTTTCATCTGGTCGCTGATCAGTGGGAGCTGGATCTAAAGGAAGGTCATTGATCTTGAAGCTGACTAAGTTTCTTAATGATTTCTTCTTCTATGTCTGATGACTGTCTTCTGTCTGTCGATTGTTGGATAACATCACTGAATAGGGCTACAGATTTGCCTAATAGCTCCAATGCCCTTATTTGACTAGCTGAGGTGTCCGCTTCTTTGCTCTGTTTGTACAATTGATCTACAACATAGTTTCTTGTTCGTAGGTCGCTGGCTACTGCTGTGTCCTCTTTTCTCTGGAATGCCTTCTGTATACTTTGGGATATCTTAGGGTTACACATTAAGCGACTAGCTTCTACCTCTACCCATTTAGGTATTGATCCTTTCTTAGTTAGTTTCACGTTGTAAGCTTTCGCATATGCTTCTTTATAACTTCCTAACTTGCCCTTAATGATCTCGTCCACAAATGCTTTTTGTTTTATGGTCAGTTGTTGTTCTTTCTTTACGAGTTTTAATTTAGGTTGATCCTGTTCTTTTGTCATATGAAAAGTTTAACTGGTTCTGCTTTTCTTTGTAATGCTCTCATTATGATTGCAAATATAATGTTGAATTTAATGTGTCTTCTGCTAATATAAAATGATGAACTTTATCAAGGGAGGTTTACCACAAAGAAGTTATATAAGAAGTCTAATTTTAATTAGTGAAGTCTTTAGATTTTTTGCTTTATTACTCAAAAAAAATCAGCTGGCGGTGGGTTCTGATCTCTGTGTTGTTTCTTCTAACTCACTGCCCTCTTTTATGTGCAATTTATGTGGCGGTAGATTGTTGTCATTAATGCCAAAACAATGGAGGACTTATGTCTAGAAAAGAATTAAGCGATAAAGCTCTTAGAAGTATGATTGAAGAGTTTAATAAATACAGTAGTGCAGATAACAAGTTTCTTGATGAAACTCTATCCGAATTTCTTTTTAAGAAGTTTGAGGAAATCATGTTAGTGCAAAAGTGTCCGAGTGTACTCAGTGACGAAGAGAAAAAAGAGTACCGCAGAATTGTAGAAGATACCGCAAAATTTATAAGCGGTCTGAGAATGCGACAAGCTTGGGATATTTTAAAAAGCATGGAGAATGCTGAGGAGGTTCAAAGTAATGATTGAAGACACTTGGACTTGTCACATTTGTGGCTTGCCTTATTGCTCAGGGTTTGGAAATAATCCTGAGCCATTTGGTGAGTACGAGCAAAGATGTTGTGACGACTGCAACGAAAAAGTTGTAATCCCTATAAGAATTTTAAGTATGTCCGAAAAGGCAGAAAGTAGAGCAAAAGCAAAATCATTTTATGACTTGATTATGAAAAGGATTGAAAAGAGATTGCAAAAGGAGGAGGGCAAGTAATGGATTTTCCTAGTCAAGAACAGATAGAAGCTTTTGAACGTCACGAAGAATTTGTTAAGCAAAGAGATAGAGAGTTCGCAGAAGCAAAAGAAAATATATATTTTCGACTTGCTGGACATGATAAATATTACAATGCTTTTAATTGCAAAAAATTTGAAGATAACGTCAAAATGTTCGGCTTTGATCATATAGCAACTGCGGAAGAAGTGCAGAAGCAGGGATTAATATTTAGCAAATATGCAATTAGTCTTGGTGATGTTCATGGACACGATTTAAGAAGGTTTAACAGTAAGGAAGAATTACTGGGTTTTGTAGCTGGGTGTAATCACACCTATAACCAAATGCGACTAGTGAAAAAACTAGTCTAAGGATCTTAAAGATAGCCACGTTAATCGTGGCTATTTTTTTACCTAATAAAAGGAGTTAAACGAATGACAGATAAGAAAGAATTATCGCAAGATGAATCAACCTTTAGAACTCTTGTACTTATTAATGCAGAAGACATAGGCAGAGATTATAGGCTTATGACTAGAGAGCAAATTGACGAAACAGTTCGTTATGGTTTCAATAAAAGACAGATAAGAGCATATATTATTTTACTAGAGGAAAAAGACAGACTGGTTAAGGTTTCAAAATTAAGAGTACTAAAAGAAGCTCAAACTAAATATGACGAGAAACAAGAAGAAAACATTGATTATGATCTGGTTGATTTTGTTCTTGAAGCTAAAACAAAATTTAAATATATCTATAAAATTTATTGATCTAAAGCTTAAAAGCTTTACTGATGAAAGTGTAAACTTATTAACATACTTATCGCTTGATAGTCTGTTGATGGTCTATGAAGACCGAAATCAGTAAATTTTAACATTTAAAAAAATGGAGGTTTTAAATGAGTGTTAATCCAAAATTAGCTAAACAGCTAATGTCGAAAATTTTAGAAGGTGGCAATGTGCCATTTCTATTAGGTGGAACTGGAGTTGGTAAATCTGCTCTAGTTTTTGAAGTTGCTCAGGACTTAGCAAATGGTCGTGAGATAGTTGTAGATAATGTTAAACCAAATAAGGAGGAATTTGGTTTCATTGATTTTAGACTTTCGCTTTATGAAAGTATTGATCTTGGCGGTTTACCCTATATTGATCTTAAAAGTAACCAACAATGTAGAGCTTTTTTAGGTAACTTGCCTGTAGCTAACGAAGGTTTGTTGTTTTTAGATGAATTTGCTCAGGCTCATAGTTCTGTTCAGGCGGTATGTGGACAGTTGCTATACGACAGAAGACTTGGTGAATATAAGTTTCCTGATGGATGGCATATTGTTTGTGCTGGTAACAGAGCAAGCGATAGGGCTGGTTCTACACACTTGCCCTCTATGGTTACACAACGTTGCACAATGATTGACTTTGAAGCTGATTTTAGTGATTGGCTCGCTTGGGCTTTAGAAAATGATGTTCATGGTTCGGTAACTGGTTTTTTACAGTGGCAAAGTCAGTATTTAAGAAAATTTGACAGTAAAGATACAAAGGCACAGCCCTCACCTAGAAGCTGGGTAAGGTTAAGTGACACTATGAAAACTGCTCCCTCAAATAATCTTATACCTAAGTTAGCTGAGGGTGATGTTGGTGAGGAAGCTTCTTTAGAGTTTACAAACTTTGTAAACATGATTGATGAAGTTCCTAATTTATCTGACATTCTTAGCGGTAAAGATGTAGATACTCCTGAAAAAGCTGGAGTTTGTTTTGCAACAGTTGTAGCCCTAGTAAATGCTATTACTAATGAAGCTAAGGGTAATAAAGCTGGCTCTAAGGATCTTTATAAGTTCTTTGATCATGCTCTTTCTTATATTCAAAAATTTGCTACTCCTGAATATTCGATATTTTTCGTTAGACAAGTGACAAGCAAAAACGAAATGCTTAAAGATACAAGTACCTTTAGCAAATTTAAGATCGATAACGTAGATGTAGAGTTTGGAGGTGGTGAATAATGCCTAAGATAATAACTAAAAAATTTACAATTTATGATCTTGAAGATTTAAAAAAAGATAATAAATTGTGCGACAGAATATATGCAGAGTTTTGGCTGGATAGTAGCAACACTAATGCTTGGCTAGACGAAAATATTAGAAGTTTAGAAGCTTTTGCTAAAACTTTATACATGACATTAAACTACGAACTATCCGATAATCTACATGGTGATTACAGAGATTTTATAGTGCTAACACCTAAAGATGATTTCTATGCCTTAGAAAACAAAAACTATAAAAAGTTGTTAAAAAACTATGAGGGTATTGGCTATTATATGTGCGAAGACCTAAAAATATTCACCTTAAAACTATTAGATAAAAAAGAATATAAAGTTTTAGATGAAAGTTCTACTAAGAAATTTAAACAAGAAATAGAAAATAGAATGTTGAGTATGTGGAGATTAGATAATGCTCACCATTTTTCTAAAGAGAATTTTTTAGAAGTTGTAGAAGGTAACGATTACAAATTTTATGAAGATGGTACTTTATATAAGGAGAACGAAGATGAGCAATAATTTTAAACCAATACATTTTTACAATCATAGTACCAATGAAAGTTTTCAAATAACTTCAAGGAAAGGATTGATAAATTGGATAAACGATTTTACAGAAAATCATAATGCTTTTGATAGCTATGAGCAATTAAAAGAAAGATGTTTAGAGAGAGAGAAGATGAAAGTTAAAGACCTTATAAAGACTTTAAAAAAGTTTGACGATAATGATGAAGTAATTTTCTATCATCTAAAAAATCATAATCTTGAAAGTTGTAAATTTGAAAGTGTTATAGAAACTGAATTAGGTGTTGAACTAACAATAGAGGGGGTGTCTGATGAGTGATATAGGAAATCATTTATCTGAAACCGCCACATTAGTGAGGTTTACTACTAAATTTTGGAGTGGAATTAAATCGGATAAATTCTTAGAAAAAAAATTAGTAGAAAGTACTAATTGCGATAAAGGTTCTGTTAATGCACAAAAATATTTAGTGGGAAAAGAATATGCTAAACATTTCAGGAGCATTATTAATCAAGTTAGAAATGAATATTATTACCCTTTAACTTTAGCTTGGGATGATAATACTCACGACAATGATGGAAAGGTAGTAAGTGGCTGGAGATTATGTCCTAACAGAAATTTAGATAAGCTTGTATATGAATTAGATAAAGCTGAGATAAATTTTAAGAAAGAAGTTAGAGGATTTATCAAAGATTATCCTACTTTGATCTCGGAAGCTAAACAGAAGCTGGGTGAAGCTTTTAATATAGAAGATTATCCACAGCCTGAAAAACTTGTAACCTATTACACAGATAATGAGGGCAAAGAAAGAATGAGAGGTAAATTTCGTTTTGACGTAAAGTTTAATGAAATACCTAACTGGGCTGAACATAAAGGCAAAGATGTAAGGTTAAATATTTCTAGCTCTGTAATTAACAGAATAAAAAATGACGTTGAAAGCAGAGTTCTAGTTAATAGAAACAATTCTATGAAAACTTATTTAAAGGACATAGAAAAGAAAGCCTACGACTTAGCAGAACGTTTAGCTAATTATGATCCTAAAGATAAAAAAAATAGAAGTTTTTTTAAAAATCAAGGCATTAATACTTTACGTGGGATAGTCCAAGTTCTGCCTAGTATGAATGAAGACGTATTCGGTAATGATGAAACTATTAATGAAATCCATCAAAAATTAGTTGTTGCTTTAGCTGGCATAGGAAATCCTGAAGAACTGAGGGAGGATAGTGCAACAGCAAAAGAGAAAAGGGCTAATATTAGTACTAAGTTAAAAAAAGCTGTAGATCCTATTAATCAGGGTTTTATGGATCAATTAGCTGGGGGTGGTAATGACTAAATATCCAAAGATAGTTCTTTGTCGAGCAAGATTGATGAAAGAGAATATAGGTTTAGCAAGTATGTTAATGCCTTTACCATTAATCGAAGACGATACGTTACCTACAATGGCTACAGATGGAACTTGTATAAGATATAATCCATCTTTTGTTGAAGAGCATTCTAGTGAGCAAATTCAAGGAGTTTTGATACATGAAGCTTGCCACGTTCTTTTTGAACATCCTTTAAGAAAAGGTAAAAGAAATCATAAGCTGTGGAACGTTGCTTGCGATTATGCGATAAATAACTACTTAATTTACGACACTGATATTGATCTTGTTGAGGGCGGTATGTGGGATATAAAGTATAGAGGTATGAGTGCTGAAAAAATCTACAGCATTTTAGATGAAGATGAAAAAAGTTTTAAAAAGGCTATTGATCAAATGAATAATCAAAGAAATTTTGATAAAGCTAACAATGATCAATCCTCTAGTCCTGATACTGATGAAGATAATACTGCTGATGATCAAGATAATTCTAAATCT